GACCGCACGTTTATCATTTCGGCTACCGATGGATCAAACATTGTCTACTACGCCTTCAACGGGCGCGTAGGCCAGTTCCAAGTTGATTCTGCACCCGGTGCTGAAGCCAAGTGTATGTTTACCATTCATCCCCGTGGCAACCAGTACGGCTGGTCTAACAACGCATAAGGAATCATCATGGCTATTCCAGCAAAAGTTCTTCCCGGCTTTAGTGCGTCACTTTGGATGCAGTCGTCAGCCACTCCAACGCCTTTGACCACTGCTAACTTGTCGGTCTGGGCGGCTCAAGTCACTACCATTGTTGGCACAACTGCTAACGGCACTGGCGGTGCTGGCATTGGCATTCCTGTAGAAGCAATCCCTGCTTTTGGTATGGATGATGCTGTGGCAAGTTTTAGTGTTGCCGGTTCACGCCAAAGCGACAAAATTCCTGCACAATCTGCACCAACTAGCATGACTATTACTGCGGCTTGGAATCCTTCCGACACTGCATTGCTGCAAATTCGTTCTGATGCTTACTCGGGTGTTGTTGACCGCACGTTTGTAGTGGCAGCAGTTGAAAGCACAAACACTATTGCTTATGCGTTTAATGGCCGTGTTAGTCAATTTCAAATTGATGCACAGCCGGGTGCTGAAGCCAAGTGCGTGTTTACTATTCACCCGCGAGGCAACCAGTATGGCTGGTCGAACAACTGATGACAGTTTCTGACGCAATTGACGCAATTGTGACCAGCTACGGCGACATTAATCTTGTTGCCCGTGGCATATTGGTTGACGCTAGTGAGCTTGCAAAGGCCACTGCTAAACCTGACACAGCCGAAGCAGTTGCTTTGGCTTTGCTAAAGAAATACAACATTACAGCGCCTGTCGTGGTAATTGAAGACGTAGCAACAGACACAACACAATAAAACACATGATAGTAAAAGACAGCAACGACCTTCTAAACTTCCTTGTAGCCCAATCCGATTCTTCCAAGAATTGGTTTGGGTTCCAGCAGCAAAAGTTAACCGGCATTAACCTTGCCCACGAAATAGCAGCAAGACACGCTGACAAAATGACTCCTGAAGAAATAGTTGATTTTGTTTGCGAGTTAAACAACGAGCTATATCAAAAAATCATTAAACCGAAAACATGATATGGGCGGCGTTACCATTAAGCTAGAAGGTATTGGCGAGGTGGATAAAGCATTGCGGCAGCTAGAGGCTGACTTTGGGCAAAAGGAAAGCGCCAAGCGTGTTTTAGTGCCTGCTGTGCGCGAATCTTTAAAGCCTGTTTTAATGCAAGCTATAGCTAATGCGCCTAAAGACACAGGCGGCTTGGCATTGTCTTTGCAGGTAGAGGCAAGGCGACCAACGGCTAGAGACAGGCGTAGCAAATACGTCACGCAAACAGATACAGTTATAGGCGCGGTTACAACGGCATCCGCTAAAAAACTGGCCCGTATGAGTGAGGGCAAAGGCTTAATATCTGCAAGGCGCAAATTAAAAAAACTTGGCTTTGAAAATTCAGAAAATTTTACTGGTGTTGAATCTGATGCAAGATCAATAGCTCAAGAGTTTGGAACTGCTAAGATTCCAGCCAAGCCATATCTCAGGCCAGCGTTAGAGGCTAACGCGCAAGCAACAGTCAATAAGTTGGCTGAAATATTAACAAGACGCATAAACGAATTTCGCAGCAAACAGAAACAATAGAACATGACAAAACTATCAAGCATTCTTGGTGAAAAATACCAATCAAAGCGCACAACTATTTTTACCCGTTCTTTTGAATTGGGTGGACATACGTTTAAAGTCAGAATCCCATTTGTTGCGGAGGCTGACGTAATTTATCAAAAAATCAGCAGCCCAAGTGATGAGCACATTGATAAGCTGTATCAAGCACTAGCAGAGCCTTTGCTAAAGCTGCAAGACAAAGCAGACCCAGCCAGCGAGATTGTTTACACAGAAAATGACATTCTTGTGCAGGGTCGTTCAATGCGCGAGGCTGCAAAAAACAAAGCGTCAATTGAAAACCGGGTCACTGAGTACATCAAGCTGTTAGTGCCTGAACACCCAGACATGACTTTGACAGACCTGACTTATGAAGAAGTCGAAGCTGAATTTCCGTGGACAGTTCAATTGGCTTTGGTTGAAAAAATCTCTGAAGCTATTAGCCCAAGTTACAAGGAAGCACGGGGAAACTAATAAGCTCATTGAGGACGCAGGTTGAATGCGCCATGATCTTCAATGGGCACACACAAGACAGTTTGGCGCATCTAGACGAAATAACCATGACCCGAATACAGACAATGTACGCTGATGGGGTCATAGGCAATCAAGGGTTGCTGACCATCTTTGGTCAATTGACTGCTGGCATTTTTAACTACATCAGGCCACCTAACGCGCCTGACTACAAGCTAGCCAAAATTCTGGGCAATGCGTATGATTACATTGTGCCTCCTTTAAGCCCAGAGCAGAAAGCAGAGGCTGCAAGCAATGCCCTGAAATTATTTATGGTTTCAGCTTCAGGATTTAACGAAGACAGGTTTAAAAAATGACAAATTTTGTAGGCAGGCTTGGCGTTACTCTTGGCTTAGACAGCGCGCAATTTTCTCGCGGCCTTGATGCTGCTAGCAAAAAGCTAGAGCAGTTTGCAGTTGCAGCCGCTAGTTATGGCAAAAATGCTGCGCTTGCTTTGGCTGCTGCTAGTGTTGCGGCCATGCAATATGCCGATGAACTATCGGACGTTGCAGCGGCCAATGATGTTGCAATTTCATCAGTTATACAGTTGCGCGATGCTTTGGCTAAAAGCGGTGGCGAGGCTGGCAACGCATCTAAACTTCTTTCTAGCTTTACGCAATACATAGACAAGGCAGCGGAAGGTTCATTTGAAGCACAGAAAACGCTTAAAAATTTAGGCATATCTGTTGCGGATTTAAAAACACAAAGCATGGAGCAATTGTTTAAGCAAGCGGCTGAAGGTCTTGCTGAAATGAATGATCCATTGACCAGAAATGCAAAAGGCATGGAGCTTTTTGGCAGGGCTGGTAAAGGTGTTGATTTTGTTAACTTTAATTCTGAATTAAAGAAAACAACAACAGTTTCAAAAGAGCATGAAGAAGGAATTAAGGCAGCGGCTGAAGCCTACGATATGCTTGCTGATAGAAGCCGCAGGGCTATGGAAAGCCTTGCCGCAACGGTCGGCCCTGGAATTAAATTTGCAATTGAACAATTTGATAAGTTTACAGATACGCTTTCTAAAAGCGGCGATATTGCATTAAAAACTGCTAAAAAATATGAGGCATTATTTTCTATATTGCCTGGACTAAAAATATTAATGACAGGGGTTCAAGTTGACAAAACTTTAGCTGAACTAAATCCAACAGATCAAAGACTAGCTTCTGGAACGCAAGGGGCGGTTTTATCGCCGATAAGAAATGTTAAACCAGGAATTAACAAAGAAGCGGAAGCAGAAAGAAAACGCATTTTTGACAATTGGGCTAAAGGATACTTGGCAGTTCAGGCTGAAATTGCTGATGGTCAAAAACTAATTGACGAACAAGCCGAAGAAATGCGGCGCAAAGAAAGAGATTTTTTAGAAAAGCGAAAACAAGAAAGAACCCTTGCATTAAAACAAGAGGCTAATGAAATTGAAGACGGCAACCGTTTGCTGTCAGAGCAGGCAAGCGAATATCAAAAAGCTAATGCTGCAATCTTTGAACGTCAGGCAATGGATGCAGAAAACATCCGTAGACAAAAAGTAATGCTGGAGATGGCTGACCAGAACCGTTTTATGCAGGCCGCAGAATATCAATTTGCACAAGATACTTTGGCTGTTGAATGGAAATATGCTGATCTAAAAAAAGAAATTTCTAATAATGAGGCATTGTCGGCGGCAGACAAAGAGGCAGCATTGCAGCGGCTTGTTAAATTGCAAGAGCAAGACCTTGGCGTTGCCAAACAGCGTTACGACATTGCAAAAAGAAGTCAAACCGGCACGTTTGGCGAAGGCTTTTCAGAGGCAATGAGCATGGCTGTAAAAAACGCTACAACATCTTTCCAGTACGGCCAACAAGCGTTTCAAACAATGATTGGCAGCATGGATAACGCAATAACACAATTTGTGCGTACAGGAAAATTGTCGTTTAAGGATTTGGCACGCAGCATCATTCAAGACTTGATTGCAATTCAAATGAAGGCGGCTGTAATGCGCTTTCTTGGTGGTATGTTTAATCCAGCGGCCTCTTGGAATGGCGCAAATGATGGCTGGTTTAAAAATGTGTATATGGCTGGTGCAGCGCCACCGGGAAAGGCCACAGGCGGCCCGGTAAGCGCTGGTAGCCCGTACATGGTAGGTGAGCGTGGCCCTGAATTGTTTATGCCTTCACGCTCTGGAACAATCATCCCCAACAATCAAATTAGCAGCATGGGCAGCACCACCAACGTAACTAACAATTACATTAGCGCAATTGATGTCAAATCGTTTGAAGACAGGCTGCTTGGTAGCTCAAACACAATCTGGGCGGCTAACCAGTACGCCAACAAAAACCTGTCTACCAATTTTGGGAGAACCTAATGTCTTTTCAAACGATTATGGAGGTTCAGCAGTCAATGACTGTAAACAACCGTAGGACGGTCGGTCAACAGGTCAGCCGTTCTGGTCAAATTCGTGAGGCGCAATATCTAACCGCTGTGCCGTGGGTGTTTACTGTTGTGCCTCACAATTACTTGTCTTACGCCACCTCGCGTCAAATCATCCAGACCATTGACAACAAGGATAGGCAATTGCCAGAGACAATTACTTTCAACGTGACAAACCTGCGGTGGTTTACATCCTACCAGGGTGGCGCGGCCACAACGCCAACGACTGTAACGCTAGGTGCTACGCCTGCAGCCAATTCACAAACATTGTCATTGGCTAATTTGCCTGCTTCTACCGGCTCTATTTTTAAGGCTGGTGATTTCATCATGATTGGTGGCTTTACCTACAAAATTACTGAAGATGTGCCTTACACGGGCGCAACTGCTACTGTGTCAATACACAGGCCAGTAATTGGTTCACCCGTGTCTGGCGCTGCTGTAGCGTGTGGCAACAATTGCACGTTTACTGTGTTGGCAGAAAAATGCCCGACCTATACACTTACGCCATCACCCGGCAGCGCCTTTGTAAATTGGGATGACGCATTTGTGTTCAGAGAGGACATTCCAGGATGACAACGACAATGACCGCACTGGATAGTTCATCTATCCGTCACGCTGAGTTTATACGGCTGACCATGCCGTCTAACACCTACACCTTTTGTAATGCTGCTGCGCCAATTATTGTGAACGGCATTAGCTTTACAAACCTGGGCAGCTTGTTGCAGTTGTCAGATATAAAGCGCGACATCAAAGCCAACAGTTCTGACTTATCAATTTCGCTGACCGGCGTTGACGGAACTAATGTGTCCATTGTTTTGGGCAGCGACATTAAGGGTTCTCGCATCGAGGTTTGGCGTGGCTTTCTAGATTCCAACAATCAAATCATTCAGACACCTACGCAACAATTCTTTAAGCGCTACCAAGGCATTGTGTCTAACTACTCGATCACTGAAGATTTTAATGAGCAGATGCGAATTCGTACAGCAACAGTTGGTTTGTCATGCGCGTCATTTCGCACAATCCTAGAAAACCGTGTAGGCGGCGTTCGTACCAATCCTAAGATTTGGCAAGCCTTCTACCCGAACGACAACAGCATGAACCGTGTGCCATCTATTGCAGGGTCATACTTTGACTTTGGCAGCGAGGCAACCACAGGTAGCCAAGCAGTTACGCAAGCCCCATCACAAAGACGATTCGGCCTATGATCCGACTTGCAACACGATACGACATACCAAGACTGCTAGAGTTTGTAGAGGCTTATTCAAAAGTTTATCCTGTAGCGGCACTTGGTGACAATACAAAACACGCGCCCAAGCACGTTGAGCAGTTGCTGTTTTCCATCATTAATGGCCGCGGGTTTATCCTAATTGACAAGCACATGACCGGCACACTGATTGCCATTAAGCAAAACAACATTTGGTGTCCTGACGTTGTAGAGTTGCATGAATTGCTGTGGTGGGTGGATGAGGAAAACAGAAACAACTTAATTGGCGGCAAGCTCTGGATTGAGTACGACAAGATAGCCAACAAACTGATTGCTGATGGCGCTATCAATTGCGCTTACACCTCGGTATCAGCAAATGGCCCGTTAATAAATTACACAAAGCGCGGATACAAAGCTGTCGGCGCTAGTTTTGTAAAGGAATAGTATGGTCGGGACAATGATTGTTGCAGCGTACTACAGCATTGGGGCTGGAGTTGCGTTATCTGCTGGACAAATGGCCGTGGCATTTGCAATTAACTTTGCG